AATCTTTATCTGTAACAGTTTTTGGTGGTGGTCCAACCATAACTTTTCCATAATATAAATACCTAGGTTTTACACCAATCCAAGCTACTTCACCACTTCCAATAACCGTACCTAATATTCCCATATTCATTAATGCACCTGTTCGAAATGGTAAATATTTAGCACACCTTTTTAGAACTTCATTGTCAATATATTTCTGAACGAATCCACCTTCATTAATACCACATCTTTCTAATATCTTTTGAGTATTATCTAGATCTAATTCGCCATGAAACTCTATCATTTTAAACCTACTTCCCAATGTGGCAATCCACCTTTTAATTTTGTATCAACACTAACAATTTCATATACATCATCATAATCATTTCTTAACTTTGTAATAGTATCATTATTTTTGATTGTATAATCAATTAATCCTAATACAACAATATCTCCAGGTTGTAATGTCCACACTTCTTCAGATTTTCCCAATTCAAAAACCCTAACTCTGTCCATATCAGATACACTTTTGTCATGAACTTCTTTAACGGTTAGTGGATTAAAAACACGAGCTCTTTTATATTCTTTTTGTCTCAAGAACTTTTTATTTTCAGAATCTACATCTTCAGGAATAATTAATGTTCCTGCATTTGCATTTTCTAATCCGGATTTAATTACATTTGCAGCCTTTGCTAAATCAATATTTACTCCTACTAGGTATGTTCTTACAAATACATTATCTCTAATTGATTCATCATATTTTCGATTAAATATTGTAATTTCATCTTCAAACATATTTAGCACCCCCTATACAAAAGAGATACACCTTCACTATCCTTCTCATTTAATAAATAATTGACTAGAACATCATATAATTCATTGCTCCATTCTTTATTTTCCAAATAAGTAGCAGACCAACTTCCAACAGTTTCTGATTTTTTTCCTGCTTGTTTTTGTATATTATTCATCTTATCTACAAGAGAACACATACATAACTTCACACTATCAGGAACATTGTTTTCATCAATCCTGTTGTATGTATTTCTTTTTATATACATAGATGCATCAATGGATAGACTTTTGAAAACAGATTCGGGCATTTTTCCGCCCATATTCTTGTTTATAATAATTATAGTCGCAATATCTCATGCCCTACCATCCTTTCATTATTCAGCCTTTGGATTTTCTTCGCCTTCAGCTTCATCTGATTTTTCTTCAGGATTTTCATCCTCATTGTCCGGTTTTGTTTCCGTATTGTCCGGTTTTTCATCTTCTCCATCAACTTCTTGCTCTCCATCATCTTCTTTATAATTCTTTATAAATTCAACGATATCAGCTTTATTTTTAATATTTGATGGTATTTCAATGTTATTTGCTGCAGCATATTCTTTTAATTCTGCAACTGTCATTTCATCAATTGTTTTTTCTTCTTCAACAACTGGCTTTTCTTCCGAAACTTCTTGCTCAATTTCAACTTTAACCCCTTTTCTTATTAATCTATTAATAAGATACTCATTGTCAGTATGAGCCTCACCTTTTACAAAGTGAAGCCCATATCTGTCAGTAGTTATAGGGGAATTTAAAATAATCTTTGCCATATTTTTATCCTCCTACATTATTTTACTCTTATATTTCTGAATACTCCGGCTTTTAAAGAGTTCTTTAATACAACAGCTGTTACCATTTCAACATCACCTTTTTTAACTACTCCAGGAGCTTTTAAATCTGGTAATGCTGTAGTAATTATTTTGTCTCCTTGAAGTGATACTCCGTGGAAACCATCTTTAGCAATTTGAACAGCATAAATATCTGTTGTTCCTTCTGTTGCTATTGGTACACATGGTTTTGTATTTGTACCATCAAAATATTCCTCTAAATCTTGCATTGGTATATTATCCCAGTTGTCTACTCCACGACCAAATGCATCTTCAGTTCTTGAATAATATCCTGCTCTTCTTGCAATACCTTTCATTTTTGTTTTCATTACACTATTCATTAATAGTATAGTTGGTTTTCCTTTCATTTTAGAAACAAATTCATCCATTTTATCCAAGAATTCTTTATAGTTAGAATCCATAAGTGCACTTGAAGATAAATCAACTTCACTTGTGTTTTCAAAATATGAAGCAATGTTTGCAACAACTGGACTTGCAACTAAAGTATATACATATGGAGATGCTGAAGTTCCTGCACCACTTCTTGTATAATAATTTTTGTGGGTATTAATTGCTGTATCTGAAGTTGCTTTATATACATCTGTATTATACTCTGTGCTAGAACCAGTTAATAATACATCTAATCCATCAAATTCAGTAGATGTAGTATTTGAATCACCATTAATAACAGTATAATGGAATAGGTTAATAGCACCTTTAATTTTTTCTGTCATTTGGAAATCTAACTCATCAACAGCACCTGATGATTTGATGATTACTCTATCTAAACTAAATTCACCACCAAATATTTTTAAATCAACTGATGCTTTGTCTCTTTTAGCTTCATTTGCAGCTTTAGAATCACTTGAATATTCTGTATTCAATGCTCTAAAGTTTGCTGTAGAAGGAGTCTTTAATTTCATATATCCATATGTTAATGTACTTCCTCCTGTTCCTGGAGATACAGCATCATCAAATAATAATAAATCTAATAATAATGATCCCCTTCTAAATTCATCAATAACTTGTTGGTCTACTTTGTCTGCCATACCAACTTTGGCTTCTGCTAATGTTATCATAATTTTTTACCTCCTAAATTTTATTTAAATTTTTCTTTTAAAGCTCCTAATAATGATTCACTTGATGGATTTGAACTTTGGCCATTAGAATTTTGTGCACTGAAGTTTGGCAAGTTTTTATTATCTTCTTCAGATTCAAACAAATAACTTAATTTTTCATTTTCTTGTATTGCTTTCATCTGCTCATCTAAACCTGTTATTTTTATCTCTCCAGTTTTTTCATCTTTCTCTTTACCAATTGTTTTCATATTCAAATGCCCCATTATAGATGCTTTATCTTTTACTTTGAAACCTTTTAAGGCGGTTTCTAGGGCTGCATCAAATTTCATGTTTTCAACTTCTTTAGAACCCTCGGCTTTACCTCTTTCAAATTCAGCTGTTTTTATAGATTCAATGTCGATTTCTTCTAATTCTTTAATCTTTGTGTTTTTAGTTTCAACAACACCTTTTTGTACCTCGACTTCTTCTTTTAGGTTAGCAATTTGTGTTTTTAATGGAGTAATGTCATTTCCATTCTCATCCATTATTTTATCTACTACCTTTTTAATTTCAGCCTCATCAGTAATTCCTAGGCCTCTAATTTCATCTTCAATCATTTTTCTTTTCATAATACTTTCCTTTCCCAGCTACGATTTTTTACGAGTTTTTTCTTCTCTTTGCTGCTTGCACTTGTTACGATCTGCAAGTAATCATAATTTGAAATATAAAAAAATAGACATATAAAATATGCCTAAATTTAATAACTATTTATTAGTTTTGTTTTGCTTTTCTTCTTTGCTGTCATTTTTCACTTCCACTTCAGTCTCACTTATTTTTTCAACTAAATATGGATTTTTTAGTAATTCTTCTGCTCTTTTTTCATCAAATTTATATACTCTGCCTTTTTTATATTCGACTTTAGTATATTTATCAGAAAATGTTTGCTTTGCTTTTAACTCTACTACTTTTGCCATATTCCTCACCTCCTTTGCATTAAAAAAACACTATACAAAAATGTATAATGTTTTCTGTATTATTTTATTATTTTCTTTAAATCTTCATCCTCGTTATCTTCAATGATTTCCCATTTTCCGTATAACTCTGGATTTTCTAAACAGGATGGCCTAATAGCTGAATATAAATAATCTTCTTCACTATCATCTATTATTCTTAACATTCCTTCTTCAATACCTATACATTCATATATTTTGCCATCTGTTAATCCTTCTACTCCAAAACTTTTTCCAATATATTTTACTTTCAACTATTTCCCCTCCTTCAATGTTTTATTCTTTATCTTCCATTCTGTCATTATTCCATTTTCACCCTGAACCCAATGTATATCAAAAGTGTATTTATCACTTTCAATCTTACCTGCTCTTTTACTCCAATCACTTATATTTCCACCATATAATTCAGCATATTTATTTGCATTTCTAAATGTTTTTGAATTCTTTCCTGCAATTTCAACTATGTTTGTAATATCTACATTCTTTGGAATAAAAGTATATGTTCCTGTTGTATCTAAAAACTTTAATTGTGTACTTAATGGAATACTACTATTATACAGCATTTCTTTATTTTTTTCAATTGTTTTTGAACCATATACAGCTTTTTGAGATACACTTTTATTAAATGCTGCAACTCTTTCTCTTTCTGCATTTCTTTTTAATCCTGTTTCTTTTACAAATTGTTTCAATTCTTTTTCCTTTATTTTTAATTTATTTGAACTTAAATTGAATTTATTTGTTGCCTCATTTAATAAATTTTCATCTTCAGTTCCTAACATTATACCTTGATATCCTGCTATTTCCCTCTTGATTTCTCTTATCTCTCTTTCTTTGCCTCTCTGCATTTTTAATGCATCATATTCACCATATTCTTTACCTTTATATGTTACTGTTTTATTATTAATTTCTTGTAATTCCTCATCTGTATATGCTCTTTTACTTACACCATCTATAAATGGAAATTTGTTATGCCTGCAGTTTATTCCACCTAATCCATCTACTTTTCCATACCCTGTAACTTCTTTTAAACTAGGATATTTCTCACTATTTCCACTAATACTATATACTTTGCCCTGCCACCAAGCATGATTTGTATGATCTAGTTTTTTTGTTACCCTGGCCCCAACATGCGCTGTAACCTCTACTAAATCACAATTCATTTCTTCAGCTCTTCTATCTTGTAATTCATTTGCAGTTTGATTTACTCCTGTTAATACTGCTCTTCTAACTGCAACATCTATTTTATCTAGTTTTCCGGATGGATATTGTACATTTATTCCATCTTTTGATAATTGTTCTACTGCATTAAAAATTGCTGTATTATAATCAAATGCTCCACTTGTAAATTGCCTATATGCCATATTTGCCATTTCTTGAAATTTACTTTGTGATGTTCCTGCAGTTGTCATTATCAAATTAGTTATATCATTATTTGCTTTTTGTATTCCTGCCCTTAATATTTGCATCATTGCTGGGCTTTCTCTAAAAAATGTTGGTTTTAATCCTGCTAATTCATAGATTTTATCATCATAACTCATAGATTGAACTGCTGCATTCTCAAATATTGTTTTTACTTCTTTTTTTGATAAATCAGTAATATTTGCTATTTCTGCAATTACATCTTCATATAAATATCCACTTTCTTGAACTGCCTTTATTTGATGTCTTGCTGTTTCTGTCATTGTTCCTGCTTGTACTATTCTTCTTGCTATATCTTTTATTATAAAATTTTCTAGCTCTGTGTTTATTCTTACTGCCTCATCAGCACAATGTTCTAAATAATCCGGTGTTAACATTTATATCACCTACTCTTCATCTATTTCAGATGGCTCTTCCTGTGCAGGCATCATTTCTTTTGCTTGTTCCTCTGTTACACCATACCTCTTCATTAAATATATTTCTTTCTTGATATATCCCATATTTGCTTCTTGCATCATTATACTTTGTTCTTCTTTAGCATCAACGATTATACTATCATCCCATTCATAGCTTGTCTCAAATTTTCCTATTGGTGCTAATTTATATAATGTGGCCAACACATCCATTGCATATATCATATCTTCTAATGCATCCTCTAATGCTGTTTGAATATCTGATACTGTTGCATAACTTCTTTGCTTTGCACTTATAATTTCTGTTGCTGTTTTCTCTATCATCTCTGGATCAGAAATTGTTCCATATGCCATACCACAAACAAATTCTATTCTTTTTAGTATATCATTAAATCCTTTATATAATTCTGTTTCTCTAATTGCAGGACTAAATACTTCATAGAATGTTTTACCATCTTTATTACTTCCTGATGCTCTAAATAATCTCTGCTTTAATTGTGGCAATTCTAATTTTTCACTCATTATTTTACTAGATTGTAATGCTGTAGGGTCTGCATCAATTGCCAATTCAGAACCTTCAAATTCCCATAATAATCTAGCAAATTGTTTATCCGCTTCTTTAATTAAATCTTTTGCTCTTGCAAATACTGAAACACCAATTGGACTATCAGGATCTATATTATTTGCCATAGGAACTTTAAAATATCCAAATAGTGGTTTATCAACATTATTAATTTCAACTACTTCTTGAATATCCTTCCATTCATCTATTGATTCTAATGGTACCTCTGCTCCAAGAGTTTCTTCAGTAGAACTTTTATATGCTTTATTTTGAATAGTATATTTTCTAGTACTTGTATCTAAATTATGATATTCTAATCTAGTAAAATAATATTTACCTTCTGTTCTTCTACTTACGAATATTCCTGCAGTACAATCCTCATTACTATCATATTCAACTGGAAAGAAATTAGTTGCTCTTATTACATCTACTAATAATTTTCCATTTGCCACATATGGCTTAAATACTAATCCACCTAATGCACATCCATATTCAAGATTTTTTCTTAAATTCTTTTTCACTTTTTTATAAATAGAATTCAAATAATCTGCTCTCTTACTTCCTGTTATTTCACTTCCAAATTCCACAGTAGTAGATGTCGCAAATTCTCTTGATATAGAAGCGGGTAGTCCTGCACTTATAACATCATCACCTAACCATGGTGCATCATCTTTATACATTTTCTCCCACAAACCAATGGCTGTTACCATCTTACTTGAAATTGCAATATCTACATTAAAATTTTTACCAATATTTACATTAAACATTTTATTTATTACACTCCTTATCCATCCTAAAATTTTTCCAAACATTATCATACCTCCATCAAAATTAGAAGTTCTATTGACCTCTCAATTGTATATTCGAATGCATCTAAACTATCTATGTCTGATGTTCCATCATCTAATCTTTCATCTGTAGTTAATACTTTTGGATTCCAAACTGCAGTACAAAATGCTGTTTCTAATGATTCACAATCCTCTGTTAAATATAATCTCATTTGGCCCATCAATCTATTTGTTGCTCTAATTCTCTCTCTTATTTCACTTTTCCAAGCATTATCAATTGGCAATGATATATTGTTATTCATAAGAGATGTCCTTAATCCTCTAATTAATGTTTGCTCTGCACTATCTGCAAAACAAATATCTGGCATTCCATATAAGTTAATTACTTTCAAAACAAAATCTACAAACAAATCACCTAATTTATTTGGATCTATATCCCCAAAATGTCTTTCACTTGCTAATCCAATTACATCTCTATAATCTCTACTTATTCCAGTAGCAACAAATGCATGTCCTGAACCACTACCACCAAAGTCAACTCCAATAATAATTTGTGATATTTTTTCTTTTGCCTCTTCTCTTGATATTCTATATGCAAGAGGTTTATTTGCAAATTGCCTATAACATAATCCCTCTGCTATGCATCTTCTACCTTCAATGTCTCTTAAATACCATATACTATTTTTATCATATTGACTTATTATTTCTTGTTTTCTTTCTTCAGGAATATTAACATTATCAAATATAGTAAAATGCTGATAATTATATCCTCCTAATAATGTTCCTTCTTTGTGTTTTTTTGCATAATTATCTATGTATTTTGTATAAATATCTGCATTTGGATTATCTGGGTTTAAATCCCAAAATATTTTTCTTCTTCTAGCTGCTAATTGTCTATTAAAAGCCTCTTTTATTGTATTATCATGATGAAGGTTAATCTCTGTACCAATCCACATTCCATAAGAGTTACCACGAATTTTTTTATAACTATCTTCCTTTGCTGCACCGGCGAATATTACTATTTTTTGTCTATAATTTGTATCAGGCCCTTTGATGTATAAACATTCATTTCCTTTAAATTTACCCCAATGACTTTGCCCTCTAAATATATACTCTAATCCAAATCCATTGGCATCACCTATATTCAATTTTGCATTCGCACTTGTAGAACCTGTGGCCAAATGAATTTTATCTGGAGTAGTTTTTAATTCATGAGCAAACGCATATACATTATCAACTGTTTTTCCTGCTCTAACTGCTCCTTCAGCAATATTAAATGTATTGCCTACACAATTTCGTATATAATCTTTATGTTTATCACCAAAGTTAAAATCTATTGTTTTTTTTCTTTTTACTGTCTTAACTGCCATATAAATCAGCATCCGTTTCTGAAGTATCTTCTACTTCTTCGCCTTCTTGATTTTGTAACTCTAATTCTAACCTTTTCTGCTCGATTTTTAATTTTTCTTTTTCGATTTTTAATTTTTCATCATCTAATCCTGTTTTACCTAGGCTTTCTATACACCTTCTTTTAGATTCTTGCACTCTTGTCAGTGCTTCTTCAATTCTTTGTATCATCATTGTTGTATCTTCAGCATGTGTTAGTGTTGTAGTTGCATTTTCCTTATTCCACTCTGTAGATTGGTAATTTGTTTTTGAAATACTTGAAATTGTCATATCTTTATTCTTATCTTGTATTTTCTTTATCCTATGTAACATCCTGTATTCTCTAATTGTTAATACTTTCAGTTCTTCTAATAGTGCCTTCTTTTTATTTTCTATTTTGTAATTTTCAAAAATAGCATTTTCTTCTTCAGAAAAAACACCGGAGAATATATTTTCATATTCACCGGTTGTTAATGCTCTTTTATTTCCTTTCTCTGCTCCTGGTCCACCTTTATTACCTTTGGAATTTTTATTATTCTTCATTGCCTCACTACGATTGCTCTTTCGTTTCCATTTATTCTTTTGTATTAAATAAATAAGTTGGCTGTTAGTGATATTGTTTTTTTCTTGAATTTCCTTATATTTAACTCCTGCCATATAATCTTTTTTTATTTTCTTTATTTCTTTATCTGTCAAAACATATCACCACCTACCCTCTACTTTTCTTTTTTTGCTTTTTTTCCAGTTAATTCTTCCCATCTTTCTATAATAACATCACAATATCTAGGATCTAATTCCATCATATAACATTTTCTTTCTGTCTTTTCACAAGCGATTAAGGTAGTTCCACTTCCACCAAAACAATCAATAACAATATCATTCTTGTTTGTTGTTAATTCAATTGCTCTTGCAGGTAATTTAACTGGGAAACATGCTTTGTGATTATCTAATTGTGTATTTCCGGTTGTAATCCTCCAATAGTTAGTGATTCCTTTCCCTTTTTTTTTATTAAAATATCCTCGTTGCTCTGTTGTTCCTAAATAATAAAGGTCCATCTCTTGAGAAAATTCTTCATCATTACTAACCATTAATATATCTTCATATTGTCTTGTTAACATATCCTCTGAAACTATTGGCATCCCATGTCCTTTATCCCATACAATCAATTCCATAAATCTTAATCCAATGTCTTTGATAATTCTATACATTATCTCTATAAATTCCCATCTACTATTTCTGTTATAACTAATATTCCAAAATAAATACCCTTTTAAATGTTCTTTCCACACTCTAATAACATCTAAATTAAAATCTATGTATTTTTTGCTTTCTAGGTTATCCTCATAGTTCTCATACATATCTGCTCCCATATTGTATGGTGGTGAAGTAAATAAACATTTTGCTATATCACCATTCATAAGTTTATTTACATCTTCTTGTTTTGTACTATCTCCACACATTAATCTATGGTCGCCTAATATCCAAATATCTCCTAATTTTACAGTAGGTTCTTTTATTTCTGCAGCACACTTTTCTGCATCAAAATTATCTTCAGATATTTCTTTTGTTTCTCCAAATAATTCTTCTATTTCATCTGCATTAAAACCTGTACTATCCATATCTTCAAATTCTTTTGATATTTCCTGCATTAATTTCTTCAGCTTTTCATTATCCCATTCACCACTATTATTATTTAATGCAATATTCATCTTCTTTTCAATGTTTTTATTAACATCTACAACATTACATTCTATTTCTTTGTAACCTAATTCCTTCAGTATCTTTAATCTTTGATGTCCTCCTATAACTGTCATATCTTTATTAATTACTATAGGATCTACATATCCAAATTCTTCAATACTCTTTTTTATATGTTCGTACTTTTCCTCTCCTGGTTTTAAATCTATTCTTGGATTATATTCTGCTGTTTTTAGATTTTCTATGTTTATTTTTTGAATATTCATTACTGCTACCACTCTCTTCCTTAAAACACTTTAATTTATTTTTGCAATTTTTACATGCATATTTCATACATACTTCAAACTTCATATCATCATCTTCTTTCGTATAAGCATTAAAAAAACTCCCCTTTTGAGAGAGTTTTCCTAATACTAAATACATAACTTCAGGAATTTTTTATGTTAAAATTAAAGATATCACACTATCATTATAGAATTTATTATAGGAATTGTCTAGGAAACATTTTGGAAAAGTTTTTTTACCTAATCTTTAATCCATCTATCCCAAAAAATAATACTGAAAGTTCTTTAATTGCAATGTTTTTAGTGTTCCTTATAGTCCTATCAGAACAATCCAATTCTTCGGAAACTTGTTCCTGTGTCAATTTTTCTTCATTCAAATACAACAATTCTATTACTTGTATTCTTCTTTGTACATCTTCCCTATCAGATTTAAGGCATTTATATCTATAATAATCTAAAAATGTATCTATGTGTTTCATAATAATATTCGTTTTATTTTTGGATTTAATAATTGAATTGATTTGTGTTTTTGTTATTTCTTCATCCATATCCAAATCTAATTCATCAAATAATTCCTCTTTACTCAATTGAGATTCGGTATATACAGAATTTGTTGTATGCTGCTTAAAATTCGTATAATTATGTAATAATAACTCTGTATTTCTAAACCTCATATCTGCTTTGTGTTTTTTCTTTTCTTCTTTCTCCTTTTCTATTTCTATAAGGGCCTTTCTAACACCCTCATTCACTCCTGCTGTAACGCAGTTTTGAATTACACTATATAAACTAGGATCAACACTAACCCCTTTCCCCATTTCGCCCATAAAAAGCACCTCTTTTCCTTTACTTTTTATAAAGGCATGTAACTTAATAAAATTTTATTTATTCTTTTGCTCTGTTTCTTTTTAATTCTATGATTCTTCGTATGTAACCATATATGTAGGCATTTACATGCTTTCTTATCATTTAGCATTCTTACAATACTAATTACTATTTTTTTTAATATTGGCCATATTGCCTTTACTATTTTATTTGCAACATCAACTATTGCTTTTACAATAGGCTTTAATTGTTCTGCCAATTCTTCAAATGCTTGTCTTACTTTTTGAATATCCTCATCACTCATAAGATTATTCCTCCTCTATTTTTCCATCCTTAACCATTCCAAAAGGCTTTTCTACTGATACACATACTGGTGGATGTTTTAATCCAATAACTGTCAACCATATCTTTCCTGTCTTTTCAAATTCCTTCTTTTCTGCCTCACTCATTTCCCAACAAGATACTAAACAATTATCCTTTGTTTGTATTACTGGCAATTCTCCACATCCTGGAGCGTGTAATTTTGCATTCGCATTTTCAAATTCTACTGGTTTCATAATTATTTTTCCTCCTTATTTTCTAATATTATTTTTTCTGTTTTAGGTACATATGGAAACTCTACATATACTCTACTATCTCTGCATGTATACCAACTTTTTCCGTTATCTTTAGAGAATGCTTTTCCTTCAATATCATATGCCCTTCCCTCTGCATTTTTAAATACTCTTGAACATCTTTTATTTTGATACATTGTATCTTCACCATAATCTAATTTTGTCCATTCATCCTCATTTCCTGTTAATGGTGTTACAGGTTCGAATCTTAATAACTTTTCTAATATATTTATTGCATATCCTGCACTAAACCCACTATGTCCTTGTTCTGAAAACACTTTTATAATTTGCAAAATATCATTATTCATTATTTTCTGCATCTCAATTGCTTCAGCATCTTCACATTTATTTAATATTATATTTAATTCATTTTCTGCAAATTTTTCTAAATTACTTTTTATTTTTTTATTTGTGCAATCAGAATTTCCATCCATTCTTTTTACAATATTACAGTCCTCATTGTGATTATTCTCACATTGACAACATACTTTATTACAGTCCTCATTGTGATTATTCTCACATTGACAACATACTTTTTCTACAAATTCCTTATCATTCATCGCATAGTACCTCCATATATATTCAATATTGTATTATTTCTTAAATAATCAATATTTCTTATTATTTTTAAATCTTTTTGCCTTATATTTGATGGTGTATCTTCGGCTCCATATTCTTTCATTGCAGCTATTCTAAACTTGGCCAGGAGTGTTTGTAATTCAATATAATCTTCTTCATTCATTTTTATCCCCCTCCAAAATTTCTTTCTTTAACATTAATATAAATACAGCCATCCCTTTTGCTATTTCTTTTTCTATTGAATCATTAGATTCTTTTTCTATCTTTCTTAATTCTATTATTTTTTCGTTAAATTTACTTTCTATTTTGCTTTTGTATATTACTTCACTTTTAGTTAACATGGTTAGTTCTTTTGATACTTTTAATATTCCATATATTTTTCCTATTGACAAATCATCTAAATATTCCAAAAACTTCACTGCATTATCTAATGTATGTCCGTTTTCTCTTCCACCTATCTTAAACTCCCATCTACCCTCACCTTTTTTTATTTCCATTGTTTTTCACCTCCATTTTTCTTTTAATCCAATTTTCACAGCAATCACTTGCTCCACTTGTTCTATTGCAAAATGGATATCTTCCACAATTTCCACATCTTTTATTAATCTGCATATAACACCTCCAAAATATCTAAAATATAGTATTCTTTTCCTTCTTCAGCACCCCATTCTACTCTTCCTGTTCCTTTTCTTAATTTGCATCTACATTTCATTTCCGGAGAAAATATGGAATATCCATTTCTAAATACAATCAGAAATGTAACTGCATCTAATTCATAATCTATCTTTATATCATTACCCATCATATTATCAAATCTGCTTGTATAATATGGTTTTATTTCTCTATACTCTTCTTTTTTTTCGCCACTTTTTATCATATCAAACCATTTCTTTTTTATAGGAAGTACTAACATAATATTAATTCTCCTTTCTCTTTAATTCATATGAAGATGCAAACATTTCTGTAGTTGCTAAAATGTTGTATTTATCCATATTTGCATAATGAGTAGAAATTACTTCTATAAACTGCAACATATCTGGACATTCATTTTTTATTTTCTCTAATCTTTTGTTATAATCTATTTCTTTATTTATTGCTTCAACTGTTTCATCTTTTGTATATACATTCGTTTCAAGGCAATGTTCCAATTTACCTAATTTCCCTTCCATTACACTCCATGTTTCTGTTTTTGGTTTTAAATTTTTATTCAATTCTCTTAATTCATTATTTATCTTTTCTTGTGTACATAGTAAATGCTGTAGATATTCTTTTATTTTTAACATACTTATTCACCTACCTTTCTACACTTTTGTTTTTCTTTATCCCAAGCTGCACAATTCTCTTTATAACATTCTCCAAGACTTTGGTTTTCAATTAATAAATGATAATCTCCTCTAACAACATTCTCATCATCCAGGATAGGTTTTCTAATATTATGTTGTATTATTTGAAATCTCTCTGGGCACTTCATTTTACTTAATCTCCTTTAGTTTTCTATCTATATTCTCTATTGAATTCTCTATTGTTTTCTGTTGCATTTTTAATATATCTAAAGAGAACTGCAATGCTTCTTTTTGTCCTATCAATTGATTCTTAACCTCTTCCATCATCATCACCATCCTTTGCAACTTGCATTAAACACATTGTAAATATTCCAATGAAATCTCCTATGATTACTCCTAATAAAAACATTTTCATTATTCATCATCCTTTCCTTTTGGAAAATAATCTCTGCACATCTTGCAATTGCTATAATACTCTGTTGGCCCCCAATCTTCTTTTACTATTACTGGATGGTCGAACATCATACAGGCGAAGTCTCCCTCGCCTATATATTCACATTCATTACATATTTCACAATTGTTAATATATCTATGCTTTCCCATTATGCCACCTTCCTTTCTAACACTTTCTTTTGCCACATATTTAGGAATTTATCTTGCTTTTTATTTGTAATCTTATTGTTTTTTGTTCTCTTTTGAACAATCTTATTATCTTTAACTTCTACTGTTACTAATGAAATACTAGGATTGTCCACACATCTCATAAAGTAAATATCACATTGGCCACCTGCATATCTTTCAGTATATGTTCTAACACAATTATTTTGCTGCTTACTTTCATCTACCATTGCCTCAATACTATCTGCAGGAAATATTATAAATTCCTTATTTTTAAATATATATTTTGCTAATTCTTTTGCTCTTTTCTCTATATCTTTAATGATTTTCTCTTGCTTAATCTGTTTTATTTGTTTCTCATACTTGTCATGCATTGTCTTTAATCTATTTGGAAATAAGTATCTTTTATTTTTTAGATCTAATCCTAACTCTTTTGCAAATTTCAAATAATCTCTATATACATATGCATCCTTTAATCTTTTTCTTCTGAAATAATCTATAAAATTATCAATGGATGTATATTCACTTATTTCTTTAATTACATATTCATACTGTTTCAAAAATTTTAGTGTTCTAATATTCTTTGTTGGATATATCTGCAATATTTTTAAATATTCATATCCTATATCATATTTCTTCAGAAAAGGATAAAATGTCTTGTCTATTCCAAATATCTTTCTAAATGAGCCTTTACAATAAAATTGCCTAGCATCTAGTGCTAATTTATATAATTTCATTTCAACTAATGATTCAAAACTATCATATTTTGCCTCTGATAATAATGTCTGCATATTTAAATAATCATTCTTATAGTGTTTTATTAATTCCCATACTCTTGATTTCTCATATACAGTTCCTTTTAATATTTTCTTTAAATTATTATAATAAATATATCCTTGTGGATAGCTCTGATACCAATATCCACCATAAGTTCGCCATTCTCCCTCATCTTCAATATGATGTAATACATATGGCCCACCCATTGCTATACTAACTCTTTCATTCCTTAATTCTCTGTACTCATCATCTACTATTAATCTTGAATACTCAACTACTGAATGCTCCATCTCTTGCTTATCTGCATTAAAATCTGTTCTCATTTCAAACATTCTAACTATTAAATCCCCATCAATATTATCTAGCATTACTAAATTATCCTTCATATGCCAATTCCTTAATCTTCCACTTCTAATCCAATATTCATTGTTGCAACGAGGACATTTATATTTTTCTTTTACTTTTGGCCCTGCATTCAAATATGTAAATGTTTGCTGACAATTAGTACAGTAATATCTATTTTTTGTTTTTAATATTAGATTGTGTTTCTTCTCATGCTCATATATAAACTCATTCCAATCCTTTGGTAAAACACATTCTTTTTTCATTCTATCTATTAAATTTCTTGTTTTCTTATTTATGTATCCCATCTTCAACTACCTCCGATGATAATTGCAAATATGTACCATCTTTAAATTCTTTATATGTAACTGGCCTTCCTTTGTATTTCATAACAATATCATCATCTTTATGTGTTGGTACTTCTTCCTTTTGTTTTTCTTTGCTGTCAACTTTTGTAGGAATTTCCTCTTGTTTTGTCTCCTTTGTTTCTTTCTTACTTGCCTTAATTCCTAGTGCCTCATTTGTTTCATCAAAATAATGTACTGCTAATCCATATACATCATCATCTTCCATAACTGCACATCCATTTACTGCTTTTTCTTTGGCCTGTTTCTTTATATATTCCCACATATCATTCAAATTCTTTTCTTCATTCATAAATTTTTCATCTAGATCTACCCTAGTCATTAAATATTCAGCTACTTTCTTTATGTTTGTATCCTTTTGCTCTTGTGATAATACTTTAATTCTTTCAATTCCTTCCATTTAGATTTCCTCCTATAATTCAATTATTTTTAAATTGTATTTATCTTCAAATACTTTCTTTTTAGTTATATATTCCTTTGTTTTAAAACCTTTTATATCAATAATATCTGTTGTTCCATCTTTATTAAATACAATGAAATCTGCTTTGTATTTCAATCCTTCAGCTAATATAAATATCGGCTGCAAACAAAAACCATTGATGTCTCCGCTCTGCAGCCTCAATTTTAATTCGCAATAATAATCCGCTTCCTTTTTACTATCAAATGTATGTCCGTCTACTTTGGTTTTTATTGCTCCATATTTACTTCGCCTTCCTTTGTTTTTTTGATATTCTTTATATTGTTCTATGCTCCAATGCTCTTGCATATCTTCACTCCCATATTCTTATATTTGAGTTTGTTTCTAAAAATTTACTTTTTGTCATTTTTTAAGTTATTCTGCAATGCTTTTTCGTACATTTCTCGCCAGTTTTCATATCCTGGAACAAATCCTTTGCAATTTCTTGTACCAATGAAGTTATAATTTTCTAATTTATTACATCCCAAACAATATTTGCATAATGTATCTCCTCGCAACTGTACCATTTCATCACCTTTTAACTATTATTGTTTTTTTCAAATCCTTTTCTTAAACATGTTATAAAATAACTAATAAAATCATTTATTTTCTCTTCACTATCAATCTTTATATATTTCTCTGTTTGTAAATATTTCAATAGAAATGTATTCCTTGTTAATTCATTAAGATATACTTTATATGGACTTAAATATATCTGTGCAATAGTCCAGTATTGTAATTGTAATTGAAATATTTTATCTTCAGTTAAATATAATGTGTTATCAAAATACATCTCTAATCTCTGTAATTGTATTTTTATTGCTGTTCTATCCGTTTCCGTTAGATTTTCAAATTCATTTTCTTTATATATTAAATAATTAAATAATAAATTTAATTTAGTTTTATTTAATTTATAATTATTAATATTATTATTATATATATTATTAGATGTGGTTAATTCGTTGGTTATTTCTTCGGTTGTTCCGTTGGTTATTTTGTTGGTTGATTTTATATTGT